TTCGACACTATCGACCTTCTTTTTAGCGATGGCAAAGTGCGAAGTTATCTTCATTCAGAGGTTGTGCCATATAACTTAGTTCCTGTAATTGTGCTACCTGTTGAAGACAGATGTCATCGAAGAGGAGATCCAGTTAAAATATAAACGATTAAAAGGAGACGAAAATGGCAAAGTCATTCTTTAGAGTAGTAAATCCATTCGATAGGATTCACGCACAGAAGAGTGGGCAAATTGGCGAATTAATTGGGATTATAGACGAGTGTATCGGTTTACAATTCTTAGATGGAGCTGAATATTATTTTTATCCTGACGAAGTTGAAGCGATAAAAAACTAAAATAGTTGGCTTGTTGTTGGAGGGTAGCATGGAAACTGACATTAAAATTAACAGTCAATGTGAAGAGTGCCTAAAGCATACTAAATGTGGATGCATCGGCAAAACAGTAGATGTGAAAGTCCAAATTCAAACACCTCTTTATTTTGGCACGAAACAAACTATTAATAAGAAACTGAGTGGATTAAAACTTTGTAAAGATTATGAATTCGACGAGCGACTTTATACGTTCGACGATGGAAGTAGATTTGGACATGCAGACACAATTGACGTTATCCTAAAAAGGAAAGGCGTAAGGGAAAAGGAAGAGGCGATACATGACAATTGCGAAGCTGTGGATCTCGGTGAAACTCTAAGTAGTGCTGATCTTGAAAACTTAATATAACTGGATAATTAAATGACTATTTTACAAACACTTTTATTATCTACAATACTTTTAAGACCAATGGAAGTTACAGCATATTGCAAGTGCGAAAGCTGTTGCGGAAATCAAAGTCCGGGCATCACCGCGAGCGGCTACACAATACGTCAAGGCGATAAATTAGTTGCAGCTCCCCAGACTTTTAAATTCGGAACTCAAATATTTATACCAGGATATGGTTTGGCCTCTGTAAGAGATAGGGGCGGAGCGATACAAGGTAGCCGCCTTGACGTATATTTTGACTCGCACAAAGAAGCATTAAAATGGGGACGACAAAATGTATTGGTAACCGTATTTCAAGGAGAATGAAATGATTCAGCTACCACCATCAGAATTTACTTTTGGGCTATATGGTTGGGATGCAGCACCATGGAGTGCTATCAAAACAACTAAAGGGTACATCGACTGGTTATTAACTCAGCCAATTATTGGTTACTGCGATGGTGCTATAACAGAAGTTCGCCCAAGACCAGATGACATAGCAGTTATGTTTGAAGACGAAGATGGAAAGGGGTGGAACCATATTCCTAAAGAAATATGGAAGAAATTTGTTAGTGTTCAATATAACAATCAAAGAACTAAAATCCACGGAGAATGAAAATGGCAAAAATAAATTGGGATGAGATTGAAAAGAAATTGAAAGAAAATAGAGATCGATTGGAAGCGTTGCAAGAAAAAATGAAAGAGAATAGTTTGGATATAAATAATCAGGTTTACGACTTAGAAGATGTTAGCTTCGAACATCCTATGTGCAAATGCAATTTCGAAGGTAATGACTCAAACGAACCAGAAATATTTGTAGATCCTGATTTCGATTATAAACAGAGATTCGATAGTAAACTTGCAAGCTGTTCATTCAACAATCCGCTTAAGCAGCCATTCCAAAAGTCGCTAAGTTTTAACGACATGGATCAGAACGAATTATGGTTGATCGGGCTGTCAATGCCTGACGGATTTATACCAGAAAAGGATTTTATTACTAAAGCAAATCAACTCTTCGTCCATACATTCTTAGGGGATTATAAGTAAACCTGCGATATTATAGGACGTAAAAAATATTTGCAAAATTAAAAGATTTCTCTTTGCTTTTGTCTTAAAATGTAGTACACTTTGTGTAGATAAGAGACAAGTTAAAAGTAAAGGAGAACGAAATGGTTATCGAAGAAACAGTATTCAAAATGACAGAATCAGCAAACGAGCTTTTCAGTTACGGCGAATTTGGATCTTCAAAAGACCTTCTGCAACTTATCGATTTAGTTTGTGAGAACAATGAAGTTCCGTTTCCAGATGAAGCTGTCGCATTAAATATCGCATTAGACGATAAGCTTGGATATGCAGTTTTACCGATTCGTACCGATTCATAACTAAAAGTTAGCTTAGATTTGGTCAGGAGAATAAATGGAAACTAAAACCAAAATAAATCAAAAGCCAGTAGTCGGAGACGGAGCAACAGAATTATGTTGGAGCGATGCACACGCTTATACTATTATAAAAGTATCGCCGAGCGGAAAAACAATTTGGCTGCAGAGAGACAAAGCCACGCTGCTTAACGGATTCGATAGCGGCGAAAACGATGCTTTAGTGATGCATCCTGGTGGCTTCGCTGGTCATGTCGAAGGAGTTCAGCGGTTTAAATACGAACGAGATACAAACGAGCATATTAGAAAAGCCACGCTTCGTAAAGATGGAAAATTCGGTATAGTCGGCTCATCTCGTTCTAATATTGTAATCGGTGTACGAAATAAACATTATGATTATAATTTCTAATTAAATCGTGGAGAAGAGAAATGGAAACTATTACAAAAAAGTCACATCCGAAAGAATGGGCAATAATTATAAAGGCATTGCCGAATTATCGTAAACGCTCTGCGTTTTTACATGCAAACCAAACAAGCGTTACGCTCCATGGTCGATACTGGGACGGCGGAAGTCGAACGACTTGGCATATTATCAGAGGAAACTTAGTTGAACAAGTTCCATCTCGAAACGACTATCCTTTTACATCTCCAGAAACAGAAATTGATTTGAGAAATCCAAATGATGGAGTTTCCGTAATGGTGGTATCTTCAGGAACTTTCTGTGGAAAACCATCGACAGCCAGCTTATACATGGACAATTAAATGGCAATAAAAGAACTAAAACCAAGAATAGAAAAAGCGATGTTAAAAGTCAGGGAGGATTTAGCAGGGATAAGTGGCAGCACTAACCCACAAATTATTGAAGAGCAACATAAATTAGAAGGTCAACTCTTGGCATTGACTGCTTGTTATGCGGCACTGTGTGGGAACAACATCTATCTAAATATAATTTCCGGCGATTAAAACTATGGAATTAAAAATACCAGCATTTCCGATTCTTGAGCCTTTGTCGAAAGCCACACAAACTGCGTTGGCTCCACTTAATCTCTTGCCAGGAGATTTTCTTGAAATAGACGTAGATGAAAAAGAAGGTCAGCATTTTATGGTTCAAGCTGTTTGTCTTAAGAAGTGTCCAGCTAATGCATTACCAAGTATGGACGATGCAGCGATGCCAGCTTATGTGACAACTCCAGAAGGTGCATTCTACAAAGATGATAGTTTCTATCACTATCCAAGTTTCAGTGCATCATCCACTTGGTTCCATAGAATTCCAGAACGTTCTCAAAAAGGCTTTGGATTTTGGAGACTGGCTGGAACTGATTACACGGCTTTAATAATTCATCATGCTTGGCCGCACCATAAGTTAATTTTTAAATCAGAGCAAGCACAGCTTCTTTATACTTTTTTATTACGGAGATTTTTTGCTCAATCAAAAAATGCTACAATAGCTGCAGAGTTTAAGTTGTCCGGTAAAGTTCCTGAAATGCCAGAAGATTTTATAGAACATCCAAAACTCCCATTAACAGACTATCAAAAAACTGCATTATATATTAGTTTACGAAGCAGTGCATATTCTTTATTTATGGAGCAGGGAACTGGAAAAACGCCAGTCATTATAAATAAAATATGTTTAGCCGCAGCAAGAAAACGAGCCGCAAAAAAAGGAATGTACCGTGCATTAATAATTTGCCCTCAACAAGTTCGTTTGAATTGGGAACGAGAATTTATGAGATTCGCCACAGTTCCTGGAAAGACTTGTATTTTGCGTGGTGGAAATCTACAGAAAGTTAGGCGTCTTATCGACGCACTCAGGGATGAAGATGATTGTGCTTGGTCTGCTTGCATAATCTCTATCGATTCTGTCAACTCGATATGGGATGCGATAAAACAATTACAATGGGATTTTGCTTGCATAGACGAGTCGCATAAAATTAAAAACCCATCAACTAATAGATTTAAAAACTTAGTGTTGCTCGATGATACACATGCAAAATCAAAAGAAATTTTAACTGGAACACCTATTAATAATTCACTTTTTGATTTATGGGCACAACTGGAATGGCTTGGAAAAGGCTTATCTGGATTTTCTACGTTTGGTAATTTCAGAGCATTTCATGGAAAATGGGAGCAACAAATGCAAGGTGGTACTGGAGTAGCTAAACTGGTTGGATTTAAAAACATGCCACTTATACAAGAACGACTTGCAAGACTATCATTTTTGTTCCGAAAAGAAGATATGAAAGGCGATTTAAGACTTCCTGAAAAAGTTTACGATGTTTATGAAGTGTCGATGAATTCGAAACAAGCTGAAATTTATAAACAAGTCGCTACAAAACTTGTTGCAGAAATTGATGAAATATTAGCTAATGCGGAAGAAAAAGGAACTCAAAATTTAACTGTCGAACATATCTTAACAAAATTAATTCGTTTAGCTCAAATTTGTTCTGGATTTGTAAAGTTAGATGACACGATTGATGAGATAAACGAAATAATAATTAGAGGTAAAGAGATTCAAATTTCTGATCGAAATCCTAAAATTGATGCACTTATAAAAATAATAAGAGAAGACTGGGAAAATGATTCTAATAGTAAATGTGTAATTTGGGCTACATTTATTCCAGATATTATAGCCATTAGTTCACGACTTGCAAAGGAAGGTATAAATCATGTTGGCTATCATAAAGCAATACAAGATATTTGTTATCGTGTAAAGGATTCAGCAGCAGCGGAAGATGTAATTAATCGCAATGATAGTTGTAGAGTCCTTATAGCTAATCCGGCCTCTGCTGGAATTGGTCAAAATTACTTGGGCTATAATGTAGATAAGCCGGAAGATTCGACGATGTACGTTAATCATCATATCTATTTCTCATGCAATTGGTCTGCAGTAGATAGAATACAAAGTGAAGATAGATCGCATCGTCGTGGAACGAGGACAAATTTACGGATAACAGATTTAATGATTCCATATACCATCGACCAAGAAATTAGAGACAGGGTAACGGACAAACGAAAAATGGCAATGTCCATCCAGGACATCAGAGAAATTCTTAACAGTGTATTGAAAGGATATAGAAGATAATGGCAGAAAATGTAAAAATCGATGGAAGAAAAACTATAAAATCAAGTGGCTCATTTTCATACAGATTAAGAGAAGCTACGCGGAAACGGATTATTGCATCGTTCTTAACAACAGGAGGCTCTACTCATAGTAGATTAGGATTTACATTAGGCGTAATAATCGAGCATTGTATCAAGCATAATATCCCATTTAAATTAATAGCATATCCATCTAATGGATTTCAAATTGAGAGAATACCAGAATTGGGAGACTAACATTACGATATTATCGGACTTAAAAAATATTTACAAAATTCTTATTTTTCTCTTTGCTTTTACCTAAAGATGTGTTATACTTTAGGTAGAAGAGACAAGTTAAAGAAATTAAAGGAGAATGAAATGATAACTCAAAAAGAAGCAATAGACGCAATTAAAAAGGCAACAATTGTATTTATCATTACTCGATTAACTGAACATGATATGGCATACATGAAGGGAATTAAATCAGACGTAATAAGAGAGATAAATATTATGGCATTGGCTGGCACTAAAGAATTTAATGTTACAGTTTGTGATGATGGTGACGTAGTTATCGGATAAGGATAATAAAATGAAAATCAGATATGAAGTTTTGTGGTGCGAAACTGGCCACGAAGATTTCCACTACAAGTATTTTAAAGAGCAAGAAATAGCCAATAGTTTTGCTCGAACGCTAATCGCCAAAAACCGAACTTTTCATGGGTGCTGTTCTATTTACGAGCAAGAAGCAATAAAGTATTCAGATGAAGTAGGCCCTTTTATAAACTGGGAAAGAAACAAATCGTGGGAATGTAGCGACTTAGGGATAGTAGAACTCTAAGACTAAATAATTAAATCGTGGAGAATAAAACATGATACTTTTAATCGATGATTCAAGAGACGGTTTAGGTTATGACATCGTCGCTCGTAATTCTGAAGCAGGTCTATTAGTTTTAGGTGCTTGTCAAGGAAATATTGAAGAGCTTTATATTGATTTCGATTTAGGTTATAATTCTAAAAATAATGGACTCTTTGTTATTACACGAGCATTAAGACTTGGAATTTTACCAGATAAGGTTATCATAGTTAGTTCGCTTCCACAAGGGAGAAAAATGATACAAGATTGTCTAATAAAGAATGGCTTCGAACAAACAAAAAACTCTTATTACGAGCGTAAACACACTTAAAGAATTATATGTTCGGATTCGTAGGAAATTTATAAGCTACGATAATAACCCAAAACATTTATGCGTTGATTGTAAATATTACTACAATAGTGGCTGTGCTTATTATCCCAAAGAGAAATGGCCGCTTATATGGTTGACTAATCAATGTGGTGGTTTTAAAAAGAAATAAATAAACAAACATTAAACGAGGATTAAAATGGATAACGTAACAGGCAGAACAACGAGAACTCCAGAAGCGATTAGGCGAGAGCTACTTCTTAAAGCACTTTCGCATGGCTTATATGGAAGCAGATTCAACATCGTGTTGATGAGCAGACGAGAGGGGCGTACAAGGGCAGTAAATTATCTGTTACAAGCAGATGTAAAGAAGCAAGCAGATGCAAAGAAACAAGCTAATAGCTTAATACAAATGGATTTTTCTGAGATCGAAGCAAGAGCAATGGCACACTTTATAAGAAATAATACAAGTAAAAAAATTAGCATCCATGAAATGTATGGTATTAATATTAATGGGACGCACAGACGTGTTTCTTGTACGAAAGAAAATAAACAAAATGTACCAAAACGATTAACAGTTAAAATAGAAAGAACTTCATTGGGCGGCGGTGGAAGTTTTAATAGTGCTGATTGTCCAAAATGTGGAAAGACAATAATCTTGAGTGGTTGTGAATTAAGGACAATGTACGTTATTTGTAATAAATGCCATTGCGTTTTTAACTTGGAGAAATGAAATGGGAATACCTAAAGATATAATTGATGAATATCTTTGTATTAGCGAATGGTCAATTTTATTAGGTTATCGTGGATCAATATCACATGGGATGTATGTGCCAAACAAAGACCCAAATTCGATAGACGACAAGGATGTAATTGGTATCTGTATAACACCAATGGATTATTATTATGGGCTTAAACAATTCGGATCGAGAGGAACAAAAGAAATTAAAAGAGGAGAATGGGATATTGTTTTGTTTGAAATGACAAAAGCAATTCGGCTATTGGAAAAGGTAATCCAAATATACTTGCTATTCTTTGGTTAGATAAAACACATTATATTGATATAACTGAAACAGGACAAATCCTGTTAGATAATCGAGATTTATTTGTAAGCAAATATGTTTATCACAATTTTATAGGGTATGCACATGGGCAACTTCATAGAATGACGCATTTGGCCTGTAAAGGATATATGGGCAAGAAGCGAAAAGAATTAGTGGAAAAATATGGCTATGATACTAAAAATGCGGCTCATTTGATAAGACTTTTACGAATGGGAATTGAATTTTTGAATGATGGCCAGCTTCAAGTAATACGTCAAGATGCACAACAATTACTTGAGATTAAAAGAGGAGAATGGACGTTAGATAAAGTGAAAGCTGAAGCAGAAAGATTATTTATATCTGCTGAAACTGCATTTACTTTATCAAAATTACCTAATAAACCAGACCATGATAAAATTAATAAATTATGTATTCAATTAGCAAATAGTTGGTTAAGAGAAATTAGATAAATGAAAAAAGAAATCCCAACATCTGTATTTTTATTATGTAAAAGTGGTGCACTCATAGTTGGCGGCTCTGCTGAATTTTTATTAGGGATGCGAAGCCATATCAACGATTATGATTTAATTGTGCCACCAGAAAAATGGCATATAGTTAGCCTTTTAATTTCTCAGAATGCAAAAATTAATCATCACGGTGGATTTAAATTTAATGACGAAAAAGGAAATGTAATTGACATTTGGCCAAGCTCTATTGATGAATATTTAAGACATTGTAAGCCAAAACTCGGCAAACAAACATATATTGTCGATTATATTAATAGTAGGGCCTATACTTCGTATGTAATAGGAACAATATTGGATTAAATAAATATGGAAGCATATTGGATTAAAGAACAAAATAGATTATTGAAAATGCACTATGATGCATTTCTGAATCAAATGGAATTTTGGTTTGCTAATATCGTAATAAGATTAAATGAATACCAAAAGCATATTGATTCTATTAGAGCAAATAGAAGAACATTATTATTTTATTAAATGGTATAAATGACAAGACAACTTAATAAAATGTCGTTGAGTGAAGCTTTTTGTATTTTTGATCTCACATCAGGATGTAGTATCACCAAAGAAATTATCATGAAAAAGTTTCATGAATTGGCTTTAATACATCATCCAGACAAAGGCGGAGACGCGAGGCGATTGTCGAAAATAGTTGAAGCTAAAGAAGTATTAATGCGTGAGTTTGATTCTATTGTAACTAAAACGATAGATGCTGATGGAAAACCAGTGAAATCAGTGGGTGCAACATTTATAGATTTTCTAAAGGTTGCAGACACTAAAAATATAGCAAATCCATTTACAGTATATCAAAAAGGAAAGTCGAGGAGAAAAGAATGAAAAATCAAAGCCGAACAAGTCTTGATGGAAGTAAAGTAGCTGAGACTAAAATCAGTAAGAAAGTCCATAGCAGAAACATTAGACAAAAGAGAATTTTATTAGCGTCTTCGTCAACACCAGGATTTAACAAAAAGTATTGCCCTGAATGTGGATTTCGTACTCGTGGATCAAAACACACAGAAGGAACGCATCATAATGGTTCAGCAGTTCCTTGCCATAGGGGCAGGTAATGTCAATAACTAAATGGTATGAAATTATCTGTAATTCCTGTGGCTGTGCTAACCATTATCTTGGGAGCATTAAATCTGCTGAAGTTCAATATATAGATGGTGGTGGAATGGTAAAAAATAAGAAGCATTATTGTAGTAAAGACTGTTATAAGGATAATAATGAACAAATCCCAAAATCAGAAAATTAGAGATTTAGCTGAACAAGCAAATCGCCATGTTGCTAAAGATGGTAGTTACATTTGTTGTTTAGGCACTGTTAAAAAATGCCTCGATACAATTATCGATCTTTTATCGTGTGTGATTTATGATGAAGCCAATGCTAATAAAGTCATCGAATTATTAGAAGAGTATAAACGCACTTGCATGGACTTTGCAACAGGATCCCACCACAAAGGAAATAGGGCTAACACTAAATATTGGGAAGAAAAGGCAAAGTGTATCAGCAAAATTTTAATAGAATTAGCATCACGAAATGAATGAATGTAAGAGTTTAAAGAAATTTATACGGCCAAATTTATACTATCCAATAAAAGACTCTGAATTGTTAGAAGTGCAATATCTTAGTAGAAAAATGACCCCCACAAGAATTTATTACAACAGCATGTAATATAATTGATAATCAAAACGAGATTATTGAGGCAGTTAATACTGAAAATAATGCACTTAGACGGCCTGCTGAAGTTAATGGCTTCAATAGTAATGGTTTATTAGCAGTTGGGCAAAAGCTTATTGATAATGACTTAGAAATTGAGCGTATTAATACAGAGAATGCAAAAATAAAGAAGTGCCCTAAATGTGGCGGATCTGAAATAGAGATTTTCGTTGACAAAGTTAATTTTGGTTGTGGTGATATATACGCACCTGTTCATAAATGCGAATGTGGATTCAAATGGACTGACGATATTGCAGCGGAAGTTTATCAAAAGAATAAAGAATTAATCGACGCGGCAAGTTGCAGCATTTCAAAAGATAGTGTCGAATGGCTTAAGATTTATTTCAAACTTTATAATACTGGCGATGTTGGCAGAATCTTACATCCTGCCATGAAACAATTTAGAGCAGAATTGCAAGCAGATGAAAAACTCGACAATCCAGTATTGCAAGATCTAAATATATGTTCATGGTGCATTAAGAAAGCATTAGAATGTTCGAGTCTTAAATGAGAAACTGCATAGACTGCACTATAAAATTAACAGAAGAAAATAGAAGTGCCCATCAACCAGACATCAGGTGCACTAAATGTTTCGCTGCATTTTCAGATGGTGTTGGAGATGTACTTAAAAAGATGATAAAAGAAAAGGATCATGTAGCCATGGATACATTTAATTTTGAAAGCAAACTTACGATAAGCGTTAAAGCTGCGACAAAAATGGAAGCATTCAAAAAGTTTATGATTTTTGTAATGGCCTTAAAGAAAGAGTATTCTGATGATAATTTTGTTATAGGTGTAAGGCTTCCATTAATAAGTAAGGTATAAATAATTATGAAAACAAAAGTAGTCAACGTACATAAAGAACAATACGACATTTGTATTATGCGTCCAAGTATTTATGGAAATCCATTTATAACTGGACGAGACGGGACACAGGAAGAAGTCGTCGAAAAGTTTCGCAAATATTTCTATATACGAATCCATAACGACATGATATTTCTAACAGCAGTCGGAGAGTTACGCGGCAAGAGACTTGGATGCTGTCACGACTCCAAACCATGTCACGGCGACGTATATGTTGAGTTTTTTGAACGAGAACGAATCGTAAATAATCTTAAAAATTTAAGAAAGAGAACATAGCATGGAATTTCTAAACTTAATACGAGCGTTGGCCGGAACAGGCTGCAATATTGTCATTCTATACATTTTGATTTTATTGTGTAAGAAGATGAAAAAGTGGACTGATAAAAATGAAAATAAATAATATTTGAAATGCTGACAGTAGCGTGTGAACGTAAAGACCAGCAGCGGTCTTGGTTGAGTTCCCATATTGAATCGCTGACTGAAATTCGATATATGAATAGGCTCAGTAAAGTATCATGCAAGTTAAAATCTTGCCTGTTGGTATTTCAGATGTATATTAACTAAAATTTGAGTAGACAAACGAAAAAGTGGAATGATAAAATAAATCATAAATAAACAGAGGAGAAGAGATGGATGATATTGTAAAGAATGCTGTTACATGTAGAATTTGCCAAAGCCCTGCAGATTTGCATAACGGAAATATCTATATATGCCAAAGTAATCCAAATCATATTGGCGATACTATGATTAGTATGTTTACTGATATGACTTATAATCCTGTTCAAGTACAACATGAAAAAGAAAAAACAAAAACCAGTTAAGAAAACTAATAAATTAAAACGTATTTATATAGATATTTATGATTTTGATTTATTCTATTTGGTATCAGATTGGGCGAAGTGCGTAGAAATTCTAAAGAATAAATTTAATCAACATGATCTAAGTGATGAACAAAATGGAACAGGATTCGCTATACCAGTAATAAGAGCAGATTTGGGCGGGGCATACTTTATTTGGATTGACGAAAGAATATGTAACAAAGTAAAGATACACGAATGTTTCCATGCTACAAAATATATCTTAAATGACTATTGCGGCTTAGAGTTAACAGATTCTTCTGAAGAAGCATACGCATATTTACTTACTTATATTTGTGGAAAAGTAATGGGGTTAAATAATTAAAATGATAAATAAATCGAGAAATAATTTTGATTCGTTTAGTTGGATTGAACAGCGAAGGTTAAAATGGATGAAAAGAAATGCCAAAAGTTGCCATTATTGCAATAAAATAATCCATTGGTGGCAGCGTTCAATTGGTCTATGCGATTCATTAGATTACATTCGCATTCATCGGAAATGTCTTAAACAGTCAAAACTATGCCCGTGAAACAACATCACAAAAGAGTTTTCAAATTAAAATGGAATGCAAGATTAAAGCAAAGCGAATTATAATTTTGAGGGGAATAAAATGAAAGATTCAAGTTGGTGTAAACAATGCGGAGAGTTTAAATATTCAACTGGACACAAATGTCCACCAGTATGGGAAACAAATATTCCAGATTACGATGGCGAAGATGACTGGATTAAAGTATATGCCAGAACTCCAGAAGTTGCAGCTATAAAAAGAGCAGAGAAGTATGATGAAGATGATTATGATTTAGTGAATGGATGTTGTATAACTGTAGTAGTTCGTGTTGATGAAAATCAGACATTAGAATTTAATTGTGCAGGTGAAACTGCTATAGAATATTCTGCTAAATTGATTCCTAAAACGGGGAATGGCGATGGACATTAATCAAAAGATACTGCTTAAAGGTATTGTAGCTGATTATAAAAAAGACGCTAAAACAAAAGGTATAATGGTTGATAAAGAACACGAAGATGCTTTCATGGAACTTTTAGAAACTATTGATTCCAGTAGTATGAATCAAAAAGAAATAGTAAGAAAGTTAGTGAAGTTTATCATACATCAATTTATATCGAAGCCGCTTGTACAAAAAGCCATCGCACTTTATAAAAATGAAACTAATAAGTTTGAAACTAAAACGGAGAATGAAGAATGAAAATAGCACAATCATGTCAGAGTTGTAAAGAGTTTTTTATCACAGAGGTGCGGCTTAATATTTGTCCATTTTGTGAAAAGGTTATTCCTGAAAAGCCAAAAAGTCCTGATACGAAACAAGTTAAACTTCCAGATGTTCTCGAAGCGTTCGTTGGTGAGCCATCAACTGATGTTATAAAAGAATTTGTTAATGTGAGGGAACAAGTTCAGCTTCTTTATAATTTGGTCTATGGATTTCTGGCCAAAAACAACGAGCTTATTAAATCCAAACAACTTAAGAATGAAGAACTTTGTGATTTTGGTTTTATTTGCCGTGAGCTTGAAAACATATTAGACGAGTTACGAAAAGAAGTAAAGGCCAGAAAAGAACTTTGTGGAAGCATTATAGCTTATCGCTTAGTGCAAGCATCAATACAAGACCCATCTATTAAAATGAAAGTACAAGGGCAATTCGCATCTGGTACTCCAGATGTAAAGATGCAAGCCGCACTACCACATAAATTTACAGATGAGTATTATCAGATTACAGATTATCTTAAAGTTCCTCGTGACGTTGCGTCGTCCGGTGTATTACGTCTTGACTGGAAACAAGTAACAGAATTTTTAACAAAACGAATGAATGAAGGAAAAGAAATTCCACCTGGATTTGGAAAACAATATCCATTATACACAACAACTTATCGCAAACGAAAGGTGAAATAATAAATAACTTCATAATGAAAGTATTAATATCGAGATAAGACTTTAATCTACTCATTATGAATGAAAGGAGGGAAAATAAAATGTGAAGTTAAATGATAGATTATAAGAAAATTGAAAGATTAAAAGATTAAAGATAAGCTGGAGAATTATATTATGATAATGAAAGGAGGAAAATCAAATGCGTCCGAGTTTAAAAAACTCAACTTTGTGATTTAAGAATTAAGAATCAATAAATTAAAATTAACGAATTAAAAACTTTTTGAATTGGAGAATTAAAAAATGAGTGATGAGACAAAGAATGGCGGCGGTGGTTTAGCGTCGCGAAATGAAACTGCAATTAATAAAGTTGCGGTTAATCCAGATTATTTAGCTAAGTATATTGAACAAGACGAGAGTTTAAATGCCCTTAAAGAACACAGAACAGTCCCACGTTTTAAGATTGTTCAGCCAACATCTGACGACGATCTCGTAACTAATTTTGGCAGGGGTACTGTTATCGTTCGCCCAGGTGATGCAATGATTTGTAAACATAATGAAGAGCCTAAATCATTTCATTTTGTTCCTTTGTTCTTTTTTGTCGAGTGGAACAAATGGCGTGACTTAAAAGGCACAGGCCCAATGGTTTTAGAGCGGTCTCATGATCCATCAAGTAAAATTGCATTAAAGTCAAAAAGTGCTGATACTCGAAAAGAAGTCTATGAAGGTCAAGAGAACATGCTTGAAAAAGATAGGCTATATTATTCGTATGTTGAACACCTTCGCTTTATTGGCGTAATTTATGGCGATCATCCGCTCGTCGGAACTCCTGTAACACTTTCTTTTGAAAGAGGCGAGTGGGGACAAGGAAAGAATTTCATATCTGCTGTTTCGCTTAGGAGACAAATAATAAACAATGAGTCTGAACAAGTCCCTCTTTGGGCACAAGTTTGGAAATTGTCAACATTATTCCATAATCCAGAACCATCGAAAAAATGGTATGGATTTAAATTTTCATCTCCTGAACAATCGATTATTTTACCAGATGAAGCAGATACCATGCAAAAACTTCATTTAGAGTTCAAAGATTTGTACGAGAAATCACGTCTAATGGTAATCGACGAAGAAATTACAGACCCTGATGAAGCATCTGTAAAAGCAAATCAAGATTTTTAAGAGCATCAGCGAAAGCTGTTCATGAAGTTGGTTAAGTGTAGCTATTACCAAGGAGATGGGAAATGGATTTTGTGATGATCCTAAATTTAGCTGCGATTATAAATATCGATGATGGTATTGCGTCCAGATATGCTTGCTTATTATAAGTGATTTCATATTGCGATTCAATCGCAGAATCGCTCATCGATATTTCTTTATTTTAATATCAATATCAATATCAATATCAATATCAATATCAATATCAATATCAATATCAATATCAATATCAATATCAATATCAATATTAATTATTAGTGATGGCGCATCATGGCCAGATGTGTGTTGCAAATAAAATAAATAAATGGCTGCCAATGAAGCATCAAAACGCCTGAGCAACTTTCCATCACTTATTTATTGGAGAAACATAATGCTATTAATAGAAGGCAGCGACAATCTTGGCAAGACTATTCTTGCCAAAAAAATTGTTAAAAAGATTTCTGAAATGGGCTTGCCTGTTGTATATGGCTGGATGACAAGGCCTAATGAAGATGTGTTTGATTTCTTCTTAGACTACCGCAAGCTGTTGAATCCTTATGCTGTTCAAGATCGATTCCATCTTAGTGGGCTTGCATATCATCAAGACAAAATTTCACCAGAACATCTACAAATAATAAATGGTTGGATTCGTGGACAGGGCGGATTAATTGTTGTTTTATACGCTGAAGATGAAGAGCGGTATCGACGCAGGCTACATAATGATGAACGTGGAAATTTATTAACTATAAGTGCGATGTGCGAATCCAATAAATTTTATAAACGATTTAGTACAAAAGGCCGCATGGATTCAGATTATGCATTCAATATCTTACCTAATCCAGCATTTGATTATAATAATACAAATTTCGTGAGTGATAGTGATGTAACAGAATTAACAATAGACTGGTTAAGCAGACGACATTCTTTAGGATTATAAGCTATGAAACGAGATACATTGCGACAAGTTGAAAAAAGGCTTAAGATAAGAAAAAGCCCAACGATAGATATGCTTGTAAAACAAGTAGTTTTACATACATTTTCCCAGATGCAAATTAAAGCCAATGCTGAGCGTAAATGTATGCGAAGAGCTGTTGGATGTTCTATTCTTGAGATTGATTTATTTAACGAATTAATCGAACACTATTCAGCAACTAACGGGCCGAGCAATGGAAATACGTGTGGTGGCAAAGATCGTGCGTGTAGATGTAGTCATGCTGAATCCAGAGTTGTTATGAAATATTTAAAACGATTTAGGCAACATCGAAAAAATATTAAGGCTATTTTAGTTTCTACTCATTTGCCTTGCACGCATTGTGCAAATATAATTGTTGATTCTGAATTAATAGACGTTGTGGCTTATGAGAACATCGGCTCTAATATTAGTTTTGTGCGTCGTAATGGGCCATTAGATACGTCGCTTGACGTGCGTCTCTGGTCGAAAGAATTAATTGAAAATGATTTAGAAAATAATTATATTAAAAGTTGGTTATCGAAAAATTAAAATGATTAATTTAAAAAATGGATTTCATATAATAGAGACGCTTTCTGAACTTCCAGATTTACGGAATAGGCGGGAGATATTTTGCGACATCGAATCGAAAAGAGTTTTCGATAACGATAAAGTAGGTGGAATGTATCCGTTTAAGGGCGATAAAATATGCGGGTTTAGCGTGTCTGCCGATGATATGCCAGAAGTTTTTTATGTTCCTGTTAGACATACTGCGGAATGTTCAAATAATTTACCAGTTAAAAATGTAATGAATTGGGCAAGAGATATACTTACATCTTGTCATGATTGGATAAACCACTATGTTAAGTTCGACGCGATGATGTTTGATATTGGAGACGATGTTCAATTCGATTGTCGTCTTGTGTGCACTTGTAATCTCGCTAAATTAGTATATAGTGATCGTACAAATTATAAATTAAAACCACTTTGTGTTGATTGGTTAAATTATGACACTGGAAGTTTAGATAGAGTTCAAGCATATTTAAAGAAAATTAAATCAAAATCTTATGCAGATGTTCCTATTGAACTTCTTGGTGAGTATTGCAATGACGACGTGAGAATGAATCGATTATTATATAGATTTTTACAAAAGGAGATGCAAACACGCATCGAAAAATCTGAAGGAACACAAGGTGAAGCTGTACAACGATTAATCGAAACTGAAATAAACCTAACGTCTGTTCTATTTGATATTGAAAAAGAAGGTTTAAAAATAGATGTTGACGAGTGTCGAAAAGAATCTATAAAATCATTAACAATAATGATTGATAGTGCTGAGAAAATTCAAGAAGCCACAGGACTCGAAGAATTTACTAATTCAAATGCATGTATGCAAGAAATTCTGTTAAAGCAATTAAAACTTCCCGTTTTACTTACGATTAAAGAGAAGGAAGATGGCCAATACATAGATACAGGCCGCCCAAGTTTTGATAAAGATGCGATGGCATTATATAAAAATCATCCATCTGTAACAAGTAATCCTAAGACTCAAGAGCTTATAAATGTTATTTCATCCTACCGTACAGAACAACAATTTAAAAGTTTATTTCTCGATACATTCTTAGAGCTTAATGTCGATGGCATAATTCATCCAAATTATAATCAATCAGTAAGAACTGGACGATTATCATGTAGCAAACCAAACTCTCAACAACAGAATGAAAGATCAAAGAAACTTATTCATCCATTTGATGGCGAGGGATTTATATCAAACGACTATTCACAAATAGAATATCGTTTAGTTGTACATTATGCAAATATTGTGGCAGCAATAAAAGCGTATAATGAAAATCCTTTGACAGATTATCATAAATGGGTTGCAGAACTTTTAGGGATTGTGCGAAAACCAGCTAAACAATTAAATTTTGGAATGGTCTATGGTGAAGGCAAAAAGGCAGTTACCAAGACATTATCATCTAATGAAGATATTATTAAAACAATGGGTGATAAAGTAAATGAACTTATAAATGAAGGTTTATTAGCACCAGAATTAAGAGTTATGAAATTTAACGAACTTTGTAAAACTCACTCTGAAGATTCTTATGACATATACCATGAAAGATTTCCTGAAATAAAAGCATTATCAAAACGTGCAATTAAAGTAGCAATTCAAAGGGGCTTTATTTTTACGGCTTATGGCAGACGCCGATATTTGCCAGGCACTGCTACATATAAAGCATTAAACTCGATAGCACAAGGAACTGCAGCAGATATTATAAAAGAGAGAATGGTTGCGTTTTCTCCGCGTTATAATTCAGAATCTAAAAAGTGGGGAATAAAAATAAGGGCTAATGTTCATGACGAATTATTAAATGGAGTTCCACTGGAAAATTTACGAGATCCTAAATTATATGACTTTATATACAATATGTTGGAAACTACTACTGTAAAATTTAGAGTTCCAATTTTAGTTGGACTTGGTGTAAGTGAAAAAAATTGGAGTGAAGCTGCGGGAGGCGAAACAACGATAGAAAATAATGGAAAATTAATAGAAGGTAAATTAAGTGAATTAAAAATTAAATTTCCTGATGGAAATCTCATTGCTGGAAAAATCCGCGGATTATAGCGTTTCACGCTACAAAACGAGGCTCTACGAGGCCCATGCTGGGCCTATCGTCGTTTCTACGAGTAAATACAGCTTGTAATCCAGTATGGGCTAAATATGGCGTTTTCAGCATATAAACCTTTGTTTTTAGGCTGAAAACAGCGATTCGCAGATTTCAATTATAGGCCTAAAATTATTTGCTGCTATTTACAAAAATATTTGCAAAATCCTGATTTTTCTCTTTGCTTTTACCTAAAGATGTAGTACACTTTACATAGATAAGAGGGTAAAGAAATTAAAGGAGAATAAAATGAAAAAATCAAAACATTCAGTTACAATCGAGCCAAAAGATTTTCCATCAGACAGCAGAACAAAACAAGCATGGATTAAAATTGATGGAATGGAAGTACATATTGTAATTGGCTTCGATGGGCAACTCATTTTGACGCGGTACGTCAGCAAAGCGAAGTTCCCAGAGCCAGGAAGAGTAAAAGTCAAAACGTATAAATACTAAGTATTTCAAAGGGGAATGAAATGAAAATTCAAAGAATCTTACAAGCGAATTTTAGGGTAGAACGCGGAGCCGAGAGGTTTCAAATTGTTCTGGCATTCACTGATAGTAATATGAGCGTACGAAAATTCGTAACTCAGCAATATTTTGAAAGTATAGGATACACCAGATGCTGTTATTTCTCTAATTTTCATTCTGCTTATGATGCTTTTGTCGAACGTTGTTCGAGAAACGGCGGAGCAGATTTAATCGAATATTGTGCAAGACAAATAGGTGAAGCTGAAATAGTTTGGGAAACATTATAATGGCAAATATAAGAACATCTACACCAATAACGATAAAAGACTTTGACTTAGATGATGAAGCTAACGAATTCTTTAACTCTTATAAGATTCCACGTAAGCATAATGGAATTAGAGTCGTTGGTTGTGAGCTTCAATACGGATGCAAAGCAAATAACTTCGCTAAAACTAAAGTAGTTCTTTGGTTAGATAATCAAAAATAAACTCAAATGTGAGTTTTTGGAATCAATTTCAATTTAATTTAATGAGGAGATTTAAAAATGAGTAATCAAAACAAAACAAACAAAGCAAATGCTGGTACAAAGCCAGTAGCCGAAGTTGCAAAGTCAACGATTGTCCCAGTGTGCATCGCTCGACTACGTAAACTCGAAAGAGAAATTTTGGTAGTCGGACAAGTTCCAGAGAGTTGTCAAGCAGCACAAAAGAAAATCGCTGCAAGCATTACAAAACTTGCCGACCGCATCCACAAAGGACTCGGCTCAGAGGCGAAGAAAGCCGCAAAGTTGGAAGCCAAGAAGGTTCGTTCAGATGCGAAAACCAAACGTGACGAAGCCAAGAAAACAAAGAAGCTGGCAGCCATCAAAGTTCTTAAAGAGAAGTTGGCACAGATGGAAGCAGATGTTGCCCCAGTCGCTACAGACACAAAGAAGTAAAGTATTTCAGCAAATATGAGACATTCACTTTGCTTAAAATAAAGTACAGACGGTTGAAAGCCCGAAGCAAAGGTTTTTCGAAATCATAAATTATAATTTGGAGAAGAGAAATGAACGATAAACAGAAAATTAACAAGAATGAAGTTAGTTCCATGGAGTCCGTTTTTGGTGCGAATGACCCTATGTTTCAAATACCAAAGAAAGCGGAGAGCAAAATGAATCTTCCTGAACTTGAAAAGAAAATTGCACAAGTTTATGAAAAGCAAATAGCACGAGCCATTCTTGATGCTCAAAAGATGCGTGAAGAAAGCTATCATTACGACCGCAATGAATCAGAAGCTGGTTTAACTGGTGAATACAAGTTAGATTGGGAAACTTGCTTTATCGAAGCAGCCAAGAAAAATAAGCTATCAAAGAGCATGTGGTATTTGCTCAGTCTTGCAAATCACTGGTTTAACGACATTCAACTTTGGGCTGAAGATATTCTGGCAGGCAAAGATTGCTATACATCTGGCGACCACGAGCCATGTTGTAAAGATCCATCAGAAGAAAAATGCGAGCAATGTCAGGAAACAGGTTTAGCAGACCAAAATAATGATTCAGCAGGTAAAGCAAACCCACAGAATTATTGC